GCTACTCTACGAGCAACAACCTTTACTTCACCGGCTACAGTCTATGTCAGTCTACATACTGCAGATCCTACAGATGCAGGCACAGGCACAGAAGTAAGCGGTGGTTCGTATGCTCGTCAATCTGCTACATTTGGCTCACCATCTAATGGCGCAAGTTCTACAAGTGCTGATGTAACATTCCCACAAGCTACAGGTTCTTGGGGAACAGTAACTCATATTGGCATTTGGGATGCTTCTACAAGTGGCAATATGTATTACCACACAGCTTTAGATGCTTCTAAAACAATCGACACAGGCGACATTTTTAAGATCGCATCAGGAAGCCTCACAGTAACATTGGCCTAATATGCCAGCAGATTACTGTGGTGCTTTTACAATTGACAACATCGATCAGTTCGGCACACTAGAACAGATTCTTGTTTCATTTGACGATCCAGCATGGAATTCGACAAGCACCTGTATTTATTATGGCGATGCTAGTGTTACAGCCAATGCTAGTGCCAATGCTAATGCTTATGCAATAAAGGCTGGTGTCGCTTCAGTTACAGGCACAGGCACAGTTACAGCAGACTCAATCAGAGTTAGAACATCGTCTGGCTCAATAACAGCAGATGCAACAGTAACAAGTGCAGCTTATCTAATTCGATTTGGGTCAGGCGCAGTAACAGCGCAAGGAACAGTAAATGCAGAAGCAATCAGAGTTAGAACAAGCAGTGGATCTGTCTCAGCAGTCGCCACAGTATCAGCCAACGGATATGGAATTTTTGATGGATTGGCTTCTGTCTCAGCAACAGGTTCTGTTTCGGCAGATGCAGTCCGCATTAGAACAGCAGCAGGCTCTATTTCGGCAAATGGAAGTGTTTCTGCAAGCGGTATCAGAGAAAGAACATCGACAGCAAGTGTCTCAGGAACAGCAACAGTAACAGCTCTAGGTGGTGTTGAGTATCAAGGCACAGGCACAGTAACAGCATTTGCAACAGTAGTCGCTAATCCAGTCGCTATTTATAGTGCAGTCGCTACAGTTAATGGCATTGCGCTAGTAAACTGTTTCGGCAGAGTATTAGGCGATGAGTGGGCAGAAGAAGCGATTGGCACAGAAGCATGGACTGTAACACCTAGTGCTACAGATACTTGGACTCTAGAAGCAAGCAGTTCTACAACATGGACACCTACAAGCATCAGCTCAGATACTTGGACAGATAAGAATATTGGAACTTCTACATGGCAATAAGTCGCATAACATTCGGTGAGTGGACGCCAGATCAGCCAGGTCTAGCTAATGGTCTACAAAGAGCAGAGAATGTCTTTTCTAAAGCTCTAGGCTATGGCGCGATGAAAGCAAATGAAGATTACTCTGGCGCAGCTTCAGAGAATTTAAACAATGTTGTCGCAGCCAAAACAGCGACTGGTGTAACTTCTGTGTTTGCTGGTGGCAATACAAAGCTATTTAAGCTAGACACATCAGATCTATCATTAGATTCTGTAGTTAAAGCAAGCAAAACAATTAGCAATGTAGCCAGAACAAGCAATATCGTTACTATTACAACATCAGCAGCTCATGGATATTCTGTAGGCGATTCTGTAACAGTAACAGCAACAAGCAGCACAGGTGTTAATGGAACAGTAACAATAGCGACAGTTCCTACAACCACTACATTTACTTACACAAAGACTGGTTCAGACATACCATCGACTGCTGATACAGGCACAGTAACTTTTTTATATACAACACCATCAAATCAAAGATGGCGATTTACTCAGTTTGGCAATGTCTTAATTGCTGCCAATGGTGGTAATAAGCTGCAAGGCTACAATGTAAATACAAGTTCTACATTTCAAGACTTAGCAGCAGATGCGCCTGAAGCTCGATATGTAACAGTAGTTCGAGACTTTGTAGTCTCTGGTTATATCAATTCTGCTACTGCATATCCAAGCAGAGTTCAATGGTCAGCATTAGGCGATGAGTCTAATTGGACTAACTCGGCGACTACTCAAGCAGATTATCAAGATATTCCTGATGGTGGCTCTGTAGTAGGCATTACAGGTGGCGAGTTTGGTCTAGTCTTTATGGATCGATCAATTCATCGCATGAGCTATATCGGCAGCCCTCTTGTATTTCAGTTCGACAATATCAGCAGAAATCAAGGCTGCTATGAAGCAAACTCAATTATTCAATATGGTGGCACATCATTCTTTCTATCAGATGATGGCTTCTATGCTTGTGATGGTCAGCAGATCATCCCAATTGGTAATGAGAAAGTAAATCGCTATTTCTTTGATGATGTAGATGAAGGCTCTTTAACTTTGATGTCAGCAGCAGTAGATCCTGCAAGAAAGCTAGTCATCTGGGCATATGCATCTCAAGCATCTGCTACTGTAGACAAGATGCTTATCTACAATTACCAGACAAACAAATGGACTAGCGGCACTACTACTGCAAGCCGAATTGCATCATCTTCTACACCATCTTTTGACTTAGAAGGAATGGATGTATTTGGCAATTTAGAGCAGATTGAATCTAGCTTTGATAGCCGAGTTTGGCTAGGTGGCAAAATGCAGTTTGCTGGTGTTCGCGATACAAAGATTGTTACTTTCTCAGGCCCAGACAATACAGCTTATATCGAAACAGGCGATATTGAAATGCCTGGTGTAACTTCTGCCATTACACTTGCTAAGCCAATTGTTGATGGTGGCTCTGGTAATGTTGCATTACTGTCTAGAAGGCTTCTGAGTGAGCCTGCAGTATTTGGCTCTCAGACAGCAGCAGACAGCGAAAATAGAGTATCAATCAGAGGAATTGGTCGCTATCATCGTCTACAATTAACACCAACAGGCTCATGGAAAAATGCTGTCGGTTTAGATGTGGAAATGAATCCTTTAGGAACTAGATAATGTATCGAGTTTTGCCGCCTTTTGGCGCAGATCAGCGAGGTGTTGCCGAAGTAGTCAATGGGATTATGAATGGCAAGACCAACAATACAGGGTCGGTAACTCTAGCGACAGGTGGTGCTTCTACAACAACAATTACAGATGCTCGAATTGGTGTTGATTCTGTCATTTTGTTGATGGCTACAGATGATGTATCTGCTACTGCTTATTATCCTTATTTAGCAGTTCAAGATGATACAGATCAAGCAGCAACAACAACGACAGCCGAAAACATCATGGCTTTTTCTACAACAGACTATAGCCTTGGTGCTAGTCTTGTAGACAACACAAAATTAAAAGTAGATTACTCAGGACTGTATAACATTCAGTTCTCTGTGCAGTTAATCAATACGACTAACGATGTGCAAGAGGTTAGCATTTGGTTTAAAAAGAATGGCACAAATGTAGCAAATAGCAATAGTGAGTTTGGTATCAAGCAAAGAAAATCATCTGGCACAGCATCCAGAGGTATTGCAGCATTAAACTTCTTTATTGCATTGCAAAAAGACGATTATGTGCAGTTAGCATGGAGACCAAGCGATATTGGTGTCAGCATCGAGCATTTTGCAACACAGACAACGCCAGATCGACCAGCAACACCAAGCATCATAGCAACAGTTAGTTATCTGTCATCGAATGGATATACAAGCAACATCTTTACAAGACCTTATATATCAGCAGTAACCAATGGAAGTGCAACGATCAGCCACCCGGCTAATACAGTATCTGGCATGACTTATAAATACATTATTGTAGGATAAAAAATGGCAACAACGACAACGACATCGCAAGTAGATCCAGCTTTACTACCCTATCTACAAACAGGTTTACAGAGAGCTGAGAGTCTGTTTTTGACAGGCCAACAGCCTGAGTTCTTTCCTGGCCAAACATTTGTAAGCCCATCTGCTGCGACTACTGAAGCTATCGCACAGCAAGAAGCTATAGCTCGCCAACAGTCGCCTGTGCTACAGCAAGCACAGCAAGCCTATCAAGCATCACTAGGTCAAGTAGGTCAAACTGCTGCTGGTGGCTTCTTAAATGCAAATCCATATCAACAGGCGATGATGGAAGCTGCTACCAGACCGCTAACACAGCAATTTAGTCAAGCTGTATTGCCTGGCATTTCGAGCCTTTACAGCCGCTCTGGTCGATTAGGTAGCGGTGCTATGGAAAGAGCATTAGGCACAGCTACAGAAGCATTTGGTCGCTCTTTAGGTGACATTACAGCTAATATTGCAGGCACACAGTATCAACAAGAAAGAGCTTTACAGCAACAAGCTCAATTGCAACAGGCTCAGTTAGCTGGCTTTGCACCTCAGTTCTACAGTCAGCAGTTCTTGCCATCACAGACATTAGCTCAAGTGGGCGCGCAGCAAGAAGCTATCGCAGCTCAACCTTTGCAAGAGCAGTTAGCTCGCTATCAATTTCAGCAGCAATTGCCATATCAACAGCTACAAGGCTTCTTGTCATCTGTCTATGGCACACCATTAGGTGGCTATGGCACAACTACACAAAATGCACCTACTTATCAAAATAGAGGTGCTGGTGTATTAGGTGGAGCTTTGGCTGGCGGCTTAGGTGGCTATGCCTTGAATCAAGCATTTAATCTTGGCTCACCAATTCTTGCGCCTGCATTAGGTGCTGTTGGTGGTGGTTTATTAGGGGGCTTCTTCTGATAATAGAAAAGCTCTCACTACATCGTTTAGAAGAGTTTTTTGAATTAGTTACCAAGATGGTAGCTGAAGCAGAGTTTGCTTATGCAAAACCCGAGAAACACAAGATTTTGCAGCTTTATAAAAATCCTAATGCAGTAGGATTTATAGCAATAGAGAATGACAAGATTATAGGTTTCATATCAGGAATGTTTAGCGATTATTTTTTTAGCAATCGAAAGCAAGTAAGCGATTTAGGATTCTTTGTTTTACCTGAGTTTAGGGGTTCAAGAGCAGCACTAAAACTTGTAAAATCACTAGAAACATGGGCTAAAGAAAAAGGCGCAGATCACTTGCATTTAGGACAGACAACAGCAGTAGAGATGGATAAAACCAGACAGTTTTATGAAAGACTAGGTTATAAAACTGTTGGCTTTAATACAGTCAAACATTTAAAGGAATAGATATGTGTAGTGGTGGAAATCCTGTTTCTGTTATTACAGATCCAATTTCTGATGTCTTAGGCACATCTGGTGGCGGTGGTGGCATTCTTGGTGCTGTAGAGGATGTTGGTCAATCCATTGGAAGCGGTCTTGCAGAGGTAGATAAATTTGTTAATCGAGAAGTTCCTGGTGGATGGGTTACTGTTGGCTTAACAGCAGCTGGTGCAGCAGCTTATGTAGCAGCAGCAGATGCAGCAGTAGCAGCAGGATTATCAGCAACAGAAGCGGCAGCAGCAGGCTCAGCAGCAGCTCAAGCAGCAGAAGCAGCAGCATTGTTAGATGCAGCAGCATTAGCAGAAGGCGGTGTTACAGCAGGCATGGCAGCAGCAGCCAATACAGGCATTCCAGCAGGCACAGCATTATTAGGTGGCTCAGGTTTTGTTGGCTTAGATGCAGCAACAGCAGCAGAATTAGGATTGTCAGGTGAAAGTGCATTAGGAACTACAGGCGCCAGTGGAGATGTTTTAGCTGGTATTACAGGCGCAGAAGGCGCACCAATATTTGATTACTCTACAGAAGCAACACTTACACCTGGTGGCAATGTAGTGCCAGCAACAACTTTGCCAAGCGAAATGGCAGCAATAGATGCAGAAATTGCAGCAGCAGCAAAAGCAGCACCAAAAGCACTATCTCCATTACAGGCTATTCAAGGCGCAAGACTTGGAATGGGTTTATTAGCTGGTCAGCCACAGCAGCAACAACAAGCATTGCCACAAGTAGGCGGTGCAACAAATAGAATGCCACAAGGCGCAGTCGATTACTCAGGCATTTATAACTTATTAGCTCTACAAAGAGCAAGAAATCCAAATTCTTTATTAGGATAAATTATGGCAATTGATCTATCAGCTCTTTTTGGTCAGCAACCAGACTACTCTGCTTTCTTACCTCAGCCAGAAATTGATCGAATGAGAGCTAATGCAGCTCAACAGTCAATATTAAATGCAGCTATCTCTGCATTATCAATGACTGGTCAAACAAGACAGCCTATCAGCACAGGTCAAGTTTTTGCTGGTGCTTTAGCTGCAGGCTCTGAAGGCTACAATCAAGCATTTGATCGCACTCTCAAGCAGATGGTTACTGGTATGCAGCTTGAAGAATACAAGCGCAAACAGCGAGCAAGAGAGTTAGCTGGTCAAGCATTTAAAAAAGAGCCTGTGCCTATTCCTATGGCAACAGGAGAAGGTTCTCAATTAGAAATGTTGTCTCGCCCTGAGTTTGGTGGCGATATGGCTGTGCCTGAGACTGTTGCAGCATTGCGCCAAAATCTGCCTGTAAAGACTACAGTAGATCGAGAAATGCTTGCTCAAGCTGCAGCAATGGGTGGCGATTACTTAGAAGCTGCAAAAATACTAGAGCCTAAAGAGATAAAAGCAAAACAGTTTAAACAAGTAGATTTAGGCAATGCTATTGCTTTCATGGATGACAATTTAAATATTGTTAAGCAAATACCTAAGCAAAAAGAAGGCAAAGAAGTCGATACATTCGGCAGAGAAAATACACTCAGAAGCCAATACTTAGATAAAACTAAAGAATATACAGGCATTGCTCAAGCATATAGCAAAGTAGATGCTGCAGCTAAAGATCCTTCTGCTGCTGGCGACTTATCTTTGATCTTTGGTTATATGAAGATTCTTGATCCAGCTTCTGTAGTTCGCGAGACTGAATTTGCTAATGCTCAAAATGCTGCAGGTGTACCAGATCAGATTCGAAATCTCTGGAACAGAGCATTGCGAGGCGAAAGGCTAAATGAAAATCAGCGAGATGATTTTGTAAATTCTGCTAAGAAAATTGTAGCAAGCCAAAAAGGTCAGCTCGATAATCTTAATAAGCAATACATTGATATTGCAGCAGCATATGATTTAGATCCTACAAAGATTGTTATTGATCCATTTAAGACATTAGATTTGACAGTAAAGCCATCAAAACCAAAGCCATCTCCAAGAGATCAATTAGGTTTGCCAGCATTGCCATCAGGTGTTATTGTTAGACAACGATAAGGACAGCTATGCCTATTTATGATGTAGAAATACCAGGCAGAGGTAAGTTTGAAGTAGAGTCTGCTCAAGAGCTTACTCCTGTGCAAGCATATCAATATGCTTTGGCACAATCAGAGCAAAAAATGGCATCAGAAGTTACTGCGCCATCTACAGGCGGTCTAAGAGGTGTAAGAGATACACTAGACTCTCTAGCTCAAATGCTGCCTAGAACTTTAGCTATGGCAACATCATTAGGTGGAACTGTAGAAAATGATGTAAGCAAATTCTTTGATAAAGAAGCAAAGAAAGTCGATGCTCTCAATAAAGCTGTCGAGCAAAAGTATCAAGCTGAAAGAAAAGCTCGAGGCGAAGATGGCACAGACTTTATGCGAGTCTTAGGCAATATTGCTTCTACAATTGTGCCTGCAGCAGCAGCACCATCTTTAGTCGCTAGAACATCTCAAGCTCTTACAAAAGTGCCACAATTAGTTTCTACAGGTCAAGCACTAGGTCGAGTAGCAGCAACACCTGTAGGTCAAGCAGCAATTGGTGGCGCAGCAGCAGGCGCACTAGAGCCTGTATTAGACACAGAGAACTTTGCTACAGAAAAAGCAAAGCAAGTAAGTCTAGGCGCAGTAACAGGCGCAGGCACTCAGAAACTATTGTCAGGTCTAGGTCGAGTATTGTCGCCACAAACATCAGCAGAAGCTCGCAAACTAGCAGAGCAAGGTGTAGAACTAACACCTGGTCAGATACTAGGTGGCACAGGCAAAAAGCTAGAAGAAGCTGCTAAGAGCATACCTTTTGCTGGCGATATTGTTTCGGCAGCAGAAAGACGATCTATCGAGTCTTTCAACAAAGCTGTAATCAATGAGACTTTAGAGCCATTAGGCAAAAAAGTGCCTAAGTCTTTAGTAGGTAGAGAAGCAATTACTTTTGCAGATGATGCTATCTCAAATGCTTATAATAAAGTATTGAGCAAAGTTAAAGTTTCTGCTGATAATACATTGCTAGATGACTTAGCATCAATTACTTCTGATGCAGCAAACATATTGCCAGAGAACAGAGCTAATCAGTTAGCAAAGATTGTAGATGACAAGATCTTAAACAGAATGAAATCAGGCGAAATTACAGGCACAGCTTGGAAGTCAATTGATTCTGATTTAGGCAGACTAGCTAAGAACTTTTTAACATCATCTGATGGAGATCAAAGACTATTAGGCTCTGCAATTAAAGATGCGCAGCTCAGTATTCGAAATTTGTTGGCTAGGGTAAATCCTAAGTATGCAGAAGATATTAACAAAGCCAATCAGTCATTCGCTAAGTTCTTGAGAGTAGAAAGAGCTGCAAGCGGTGTAGGCGCGCAAGAAGGTGTATTTAGCCCTGCACAATTGTTATCAGCTACAAAAGCTCTTGATGAGTCAATTCGCAAAGGCGCATTTGCTAGAGGTGAAGCTGGTATGCAACAAACAGCAGAAGCAGCTAAGAAAGTAATGGGTGCAAATCTGCCTGATAGTGGAACAGCATACAGAGGAATGACAGGCTTAGGTGTTCTAGGTGCTGGCGCAATAGAGCCTACAACATTACTAGCGCCTATAGGTATTGGTGCAGCATATACACAACCATCGCAAGCTATTTTAAGAGCTTTGCTCATGCAGAGACCTGAATTAGCTAGAACTTTAGGTAATCAATTGCAACAAGTATCGCCTGTATTGGCGCCAGCTGGTGCAGCAGGACTATTAGGACAGTAAAAGGAAAATCATGGCATATACAAAGTATTCTTTAACCCCTGCAAATAACAATGCAACTCCTCCAGATGGAGCTCCAGAGGGGATGCTCCCATCTGCTGTCAATGACACCATGAGAGATATGATGGCTCAGATCCGAGATGTCGGAGATGGCATTCGAGATGGCACATATACCATGACTGCTGCCAAGATCACTGGTGGCTCTATTACTGGTGCAACAATCAATAACTCTGCTATCGGTGGCACAACAGCAGCAGCAGGTGCATTTACTACTTTATCGGCTACAGGTGCAACAACATTTAGTGGTGCAACAGTAGTTTCTGGAAGCCTAACAGCTAATACTTTCTCTAGCTCTGGCGCAACGATTACTGGTGGCACAATTAACAGCACAGCAATTGGTGGAACGACCGCAGCAGCAGGTAAGTTCACAACACTAGAAGCTACTGGTGTTACTACAGTCCAAGCAGGAACAGTATCCGCACCAGCACTAACAACCACAGGCGATACCAACACAGGTATATTCTTCCCAGCAGCCGACACTATTGCCTTTACAGAAGGTGGTGCAGAAGCAATGCGTATCGACTCTAGTGGTAATGTAGGTATTGGTACTAGTAGTCCTAATGCAAAACTAAATGTTACAGGTGCATCTGGCTCAACCATCGCTATTTTTGATAAAGGCGCTGCAAATCAGGCTTTAGTTCAACTTAAAAATAGTTCTCAAACATATAACACTTATGTTGATATAAATAACAATGGTGGAAATATTTGGGCTTTGTATGATGCCACAAATAATCATTCAATGGCGTTTTATACACCAGGTGCATCTGGATTATGGCAGTTTTTTACAGCCAACACAGAACGGATGCGTATTACCTCTGGTGGTGATTTGTTGGTAGGCAAAACTGCTGCTGGCGATGCAACTGCTGGGGTTCAATTTTCTGCAAGCGGCAGAGGCGGTTTTACTCGCAATGGTGGCGACCCATTATATGT